TATTTGCGGAAATCAATGTATACCTTTTTATCAGACTGTGGGTCTAATGGGTGGGGCATATTGGTTGCGCCAAAGTAATGGATTTGCGCATCTTCGTCAGGCAAATCAATACTTCGTTTGGGCATTTTCCGCAGCGGGTCTTCAGGAATAGTATCCCTCTTTTCCACATACGGATTGAAGCCGGTTAAATACTCAGCAGGTACTTTTTTACCTTCAAGAGCATTCTTAGCGACAATGTACTGTTCTTCTTTAGGCTTACCAATAAGATCTAAAGAGACAGTGCTATCTGTCTTATCATAAACAAACTGAGCCAATTCTTTTGCTGTTGGCAAATCTGCCTTCAGCGCATCAATATCATACGTTGCCATACATTTCCTTATTCAGTTTTTGTTTCTTCAATAGTTTCTTCAACCAAGGTATCACCGACTTGAGGCTTGTGAGCTATCACATACTCAACAGTCAAATGAATTTTTTCACCAGCAACAACGGCATAAATTTCGTTGGCTTCATCACGGACAAATTCTTCAATAATCATAACGATCCTTAAGCTGCGTAGTCTTTGCTACGATTGCTAGGCTTAGTAAAAGCACCGCCTTTGGTGTTGTTAGTGTGCTGAGATGAAATGGTATTCACCTTGTAAGCACTGTTAACGGCACCGGCAACTACCGCTCTGCGATCATCTTCAGCAGTGCGTGTAGACAGTTTGTCATTGATGCCTTTAGTAACACCTTTGCGCATTTGTGCGCCACCATTAATTACTGTTCCATAGGACATAATAATCTCACTTTAAATAGTTGGTACGATCTGCATTCATGTAGCCAGTGTTTCTAGCTTTTCCGTCATAGTCGCATTGAGTAACAACCATAACTTTTTGACCACGGCCAGCAGTAACACCGGAAGCAGTGTTGCTAGTTGCGGGTGCGTACTTAGGAGCGCCTTGGTTGCCAGGCGGCTGCTTCAGTCCACCACTACCACGGGTAACAGCAGTTACGCCTGAATTGTGAGAAAACGCATGGGTAGAAGCATTGCCTTTACGATTGGGGGCTTGTGCCATCAATGTAGGGGCATTGTTGCCAGATGTATATCCACTCATTTTGAGCCTTTCAAAGAAGTACGCATATATTACACGGGTTTAGACTTTACGCAAAGATTCCATGAAATCATTCAAGGCATCATCTGCGTCACCTTCATCTTCCCTAGTAACATTTTGGATGTGTTCTACGGAAATGATTGGGGCACGGCTAGATTCAAACGGGGCCAGTTTATCAGCAATTTTGGCTTTGTCTTTAATATCTAGCTCATCAGACTGCATGGCATCAATCAAGACTTCCATAGCAGTTTTAAGGGGCGGCAGTCCACGGGAAGTACGCTCATCGTTCAGTTTATTAAACAAAGCGCCATATTCTGTGACTTTGTTAACAATGGATTTGGGGCGACCCGCAGCCTTTTGGGACCTAGGCGTAAAGTGAGTCATGTCAAACTCATCTACTACAGGAACAGTTTCAATGGCTTCTTTAGGCTCAATCTGACCTGTGGCTAATTTCATAGCTTTGTTTTGGGCACGCCTAGCTTTGGCATAATCCCGTGCCTTCTTCTTAATTTCTTCAGAAGTAACTGTAGAGCCTTCAGGTCTTATTTCGTCAAACATTCCATACCTTTTTCAGTTCTAAGCCAAGCATATGAGCCATGCACAGTAAACCCACGTTTCTTGTGAATCTTCATAAACCCATCATGTTCAGCACGGATAGAAGTGGAACATATCACCGGTATACCCCAACGATTAGCCCACAGTATATGTTGGTCAATCATCTCATTTATCAAGCGTACACGCAACCTTGGGCTTAATTGTAAGTCAACATGGTGGAATTTGGCATTGGATATTTCTTCATTGGCATAGGTGGTGTACCCGCCACGATCAAACCAACAGTACGCAAGTAGCGTATTATTGACTTCTGCTTGGCCTAGAAAAGTGTCAATTATTTTGTCACCACGAAACACGGCAATAAACTCTTTGCCTTTGTCAAACAGTTGGACAGTAGTAGCTACAGTGACATTCTTACGGAACACGGCCTTGTCCCTAGTTAATATGCCATCAGCTTCATGCCCAAAGATTGAGTCAGCCATGTTCACAATATCATCCACATCATGCAGTGGGTGTGCCAACGTCCATTCCATTGCATCTCCTTGCTATAGAGCAATTGTAATCACCCCAAAAAGTTTTGAGTAAAAATTTTTATACAGGAAAAGTTATACAGAGTTATCCACAGGTAACATACAGGTTACTCTATAGCAATAGGTGAAAACCCTAATAGAATGAATACGGGGCCATCATCCAGCCCTTGGGAAGGCAGGTAGCTTACCGACCCAGATAAACGTACCGAATCCATCAGTCTCTCTAGTAAGCAATGAACGGGAACATGCAGGTGGGGCCTCTCAAGAGGTTAGGTTAGATAAACAAGGTGCTACTGCTTGAAAGTTTTCTTTCTAAGTAAAAACAGTGGATGCCATAGTTCGTCCACAGTTAACCATCACACAGTCCCCACCAAGACAACTACCTAAAAAGCAGTGTTGTTTGTTTGCAACAAGAAAAAGTTTTTGAAAAATTTCGGGGATGGGTGAGTGGGCCCCACCTTTTTTACCCAGTTCCAGTGCTACCCCCTCCACTATTCCCTAGCGGATTAGGGCAAGGCATAGAGTGATGGGGTATCGGATGGGTTTACTCATACTAGTAGGGGTATATAAAGGGGCAAAGTGAGGGCCCTATCACTCTTCCCCTATCCGATTAGGTCAGATACTAGGCAAACCAAACGCAAAGCCGCATGAATGCTAGCGTTATGCTTGCAAGGTTAGCTTGTTTACTTATGACATTTAAGCATGTAATGCTGGCCTTATTAGGTGGCCTGAAGGTTAGAATAAATAGATCTTGAAATGGTGGGTTTATTCAAGTGTGATTGTCTACTTACTTAGATATGAGTACTCTAGTGCTAAGGGTTTGTACTTATAGGGTTTTGGAGGGGTCAATAGAATCAACAACTTGCGAGAGTTGGCACGAATCTTTTATGCTTATATAGTGAAGGCCTCGTTTTTTAGCCTTCTCTTTTTTAACCTAAGCCCGAAAGTAAACAATGACCGATTCTCAAGCCCTTTTAATTTGCCGTCACATTCAAGCCGCCAATTATGGAAGCTTTGTTAGTGCATTGTCGTGCGCCTATCTATTGGCCGATTCTGATAACCGCCTGAAGCTTATAGGGGCCTTCTCAGATCTTTTTAGCCGTATTGAAGCCGATATAATCGCCTACGCTGAATTCACGGCTCAAGCCGTTTAAACCCTTTTTTAACAGTCCGAAAGTAAACAAATGTCAAACACTCAAGTAAACCCTGTTTTCTCTTCTATTCTTTCCGCTATCGGTGGCCCTTCCACTGACCTAGTGCAAGCCGTTGACCAATTAGGGGCCTTGGATGCTCAGATTAAGGCCCTTACTAAGCAAGCCGATACTCTGAAGGCTCAGATTAAATCGCAAGGTCCTGAGCGTTATCTAGGCTCTTTCTATAGCGCCCTAGTGTTCGAGAGTGAAGGCCGGACAATTACAGATTGGCGAGCTATTGCCGAAAAGTTTAACCCTTCCCGCCAATTGATCACGGCTCACACTGAAACGGGCGATATTGTCCGTTCTATTAAGTTGACCAAAATCTAAGGGGATAAACATGGATAAAGATACTATTTATGACATTCTCGCAGCGGTGGCCGTGGGTTTAATGCTGGCCTTTTTTCTCACAATTAGGGGTTGATTATGTTTTTCATTTTTGATTGCAACGGGGAAATTGTGGGAAATTTAAAGGGCTATAAAACCCATAAAGGGGCTCAAAATCAATGCAATTTAGACAATAGCAAACCCACAAAAATAATGGCCTTGCTTTGGGACCGATTCCATGCTCAAGCTCAGTTAGACAATAGGAAAAGCCGCATATATGCCATTCGCTGGGTTGATCAACCAAAAAGCGAAGCGGCTCAAGCCTTAGATTATGGGTTTGGAAACCCTATTGAATTTATGAAAAAGCATTTCACAGTTATCAACGTGAATTGAAGGGCTCAAGGTGAAGCGGCTCACAATGGGCCGTTTTTCCGTGGGCCTTCCACGTTTTTAGTCCGAAAGTAATTAAATGATCAAAATCTCTCAAACTTCAAAATTGAATGCCCGTTCATGGTCCCTTCAGGCCCTTGATACATGCCCTGGCTCGTGGGCTGCGCCTGGTGAATTGGTCGATGCATGCAAGGGCTGCTATGCAACGACCGGCAATTACAATTACCCTAATGTGAAGGCCCCTAGAATCTCGAATCGGGAAGATTGGCAACGGCTTGAATGGGTTAACGACATGGTCAACGAATTAGATCAAGATCGATATTTTCGTTGGTTTGATTCTGGGGACGTTTTTACCTTAGGTTTGGCCGAAAAGATTCTTGAAGTAATGATTCGGACCCCGTGGGTCAATCACTGGCTCCCCACCCGTATGCATAAATTCCCAAAGTTTGCCCACGTTTTCGCACAAATGGAAAGTTTGCCAAACGTGAAGGTCAGGTTTTCAAGTGATTCTATTCAGGGTGAATATATTGAAGGTTTGCACGGCTCAGTTATTGGCCCTGATTCGGCTTCATTTGTGGCCCGTGAAGGGGTCCAATTATGTGAAGCTTATAAGCATGGCGGTAATTGTTCGGGTTGCCGTGCTTGCTGGGACAAAAACGTCCCATTGATAGCATATCCGGCCCACGGCCAGAAAATGGCACGGGTTATCAAGTTGAAGCAAATTTGAAGGGTGAATTATGCAAAGAAGCTTAATTGAAGCTAAAAACGCTGGTTTTTACATTCCTGAAATACAAACGTATTTTTGTAAATATGAAGACTTTAAAGTTGAACACATTGTTGTTTACGAATTCCATTAAAGGGCCTTAGGGCCTTTTTTTTGTTCTTTTAATACGCTGGCCTAAAGCTGGCTTTTTTTGGCCGTATAGGTCAGGGTTTGTTGTGGCCGTTTGTTGGCCAGTGTAAGCCGTGAGCGGTTTACTGTATCGGGCCACTGATAACGGGCCATTGTGAGCCGTGGCCGTTTGCTGGGTGAATGCATAGGGTCGCTGATATCTGGCCATTATGGGCCGTTTGTGGCCGCTGGCCGTGCCATTGTGACAAGTAAAGGGGTTTGAGCCTAGGCGGTAGCGTGAGATTTTGCTAATAAAAACAAGGGTTTACAGTGTTTTTTTAATGAAATGGATTATATGAGATTATATTCACCCATTAACTTTTTGATTATCTCGATTATGTGCCCCGCACTTTTTGATTATATCGATAATATTATGTCGATTATCTCGTCATTCCTATGCAAATTAGACCCCCCCTCAAAAAGTTTTGGGTCTTTTATTTTTGATCCGGATTAATTATGGAAATCTCAAGAGATATAGAGTCGAGTCAATCAGTGCTTGAATTTCATCTGCAATATTTTGAATCTCACTGTCCTGTGGCAAAACCTTACGTTTTTCTTCAAAATACTCTGACAGATCATGCAGCTCAAGTTTGCCTGTCTTTTCAGGTGGGTAATAGTCCACAGGGAATTCAATTGTTGAATCGTATCGACCTTGGATTGCCTCTACCAGGGAGTCGACCAGTTCAGGCAAAGCTTCATAGAATGCGCCAAGGGCTTTATGTTCTGCATAAGACTTGGATTGCCAATGCAAAATGTGGGTGTTTGTCGCTGAGTGCAGCAAGGTCAGAACAAGATCGCCAATTTCATTGTCCATATGGGACTCCCAAGTGGGTTAAAACACGCCTAGCGGCTTCTCTACGCCAAGGTTTGATGGTTATATTATCTGCCAAATCAAGCCATGCGTGAAGCTGTCTATTGTAAGCATTCTGGAAGGCTAGATTCTTTGTATCGTAATCGGCACTGGAAGAGTCTAGCCATGTATGGCAGTGATAGCACCCCCACACCGAATGATGGTCATCTGCCTTGATTGAGCGGCCTTTGCCGTGAATCAGTAAGTTGGAATGACAAGCCACAGTTGTAGACCCATCCCCCCCCAAACAATTTTCAGCAACCTGTAAAAGACAAGGCTCACCTTCTGCAAGTTCCAAAAGCCTTTTGTCCCTGTAATATTGATGCTTTCCATAGCCCCGTTTGCGCCAGCCGCTCATATGGGTGCATCCTCAAAGTTGTCAGGATTGAATTTAGGTACTTTGTTACCCTTGTCTTTAGGGTTTGGGAATGGTGGAAAAGGCCATGTCATGCTTGTCCCCTTTCCCTAATTAAATCCATCTGAACATATCCAGTGGAATCATCCAAAATTTGAATTATTTCATTGCGTTCATGCTTTGCTATCAGTTTGGCAAAGTATTCAAATTCGTGGTGCAACATCCAGTTATCGCCTAGCAAAAATCCAAGCTCTGATTCCCTGACCATTTTGTAAATGTCTTCTTTAGTCATAGCTTCATCTCCACTCGTTTTGTGTACTCTTCAGTTTTCCAAACCTCCACCCGTAGCTTGGCAGCTTCAAGTTTCCAACGTAATTCCTCTTCTTCAGCAATTGCATCTTTGATTTGGAATAAAAGCGCCACATAGTCTGGGTGAGCATAGGCATACATCTCTTTTGCGCCCAATGATCCCTCTTCTTCAGAAGCCAGTATGGCCTTTTTTGACTTGCGAAACTCCTCTAATTGCACCCTAGTAGCTTTTGCTAGGGCATATTTAGGTGCGTTTTCTAGGATAAAAGTAACTGCTTTGTTTGC